GGGGGGGACGATGGCAAGCGATATCCTGGAGGAGTGTCTGGTTCTGCTCATCGGAGTCCTGGCGCTCTACGGCCTTTACGGCCTGGCGCTGCTGGGCCGCGGCTGGCTGCGGCGCTGGCGGCTGCGGCGCCTGCGTTTAGAGAGGGGGTCATTATGGCTGAAGCATTAGCGGAGCGGCTGCTGGAGGTGATGGAGTGGCACCGGGGGTATCCCCGCCGCATCGGCATGGCTGAACTGTGGCGCAAGGTTTACAAGTTGCCCTGCGCTCACCGCATCAACGACACCTCGGCGCTCAGGGTGCTGATCCGCAAGCTGCGGCGCCTGGGCCACCCCATCTGCTCCACCTGCGAAAAATACGAGCCCGGCTACTACCTGGCGGAGACCCCGGAGGAGCTCTCCGAGTTCGCGGCCCGGCACCAGCGCCGGGGCCTGACCTCGCTCTCCCAGGCCGCCAAGATGATGCGCATCGGCCTGCCGGAGCTGCTGGGGCAGCTGCAATTAGAAGAAAGCAGTAAGCAGTAAGCAGTAAACAGTAATCAGTTTTGGCCTTTACTGGTCACTGATAACTGGTCACTGATCACTGAACTAAGAGGAGCAAAGGATATGAACGGATTGGTGAGTTGCTCCCGCATGGGCAAGGAGATCCAGCTCTCGGCGCGGCAATGCCGGGGCAATTATCTGGAGGCGCTGGAGCGGCAGGAACAGGGCTGGCCGCTGTATTCCTCCTGGAAAAGCTGCCTCGCTTGCCTGACCTGGGCTTTAAAATTGGAGGAAGTTACCAGTTGCCAGTTGCCAGTTGCCAGTAAAGACAAAGAAAAGTTGCCAGTTGCCAGTAACCAGTTGCCAGTAAAGGCAAAGGCGGAAACAGGCCGGCGGCCCAAGCCGCAGGCCCCGGCGCCCGCGCCTGCTTGCCTGGTCTGCGGGGCGCCGGCTTACAAAAAGGCGACGGTGTGCTTCGACCACCTGCTGGAGCAGACCAGGATAAAACCGGCGCAAAGTTGCGCCAGCACCGCCCGCTACCGGGCGAAAAAGCGCGGCATGACGCGGGCGGTGGCCAACGCTATGGGGTTGGAATAAGCAGTAAACAGTAATCAGTAAACAGTAATCAGTTTTGGCCTTTACTGGTCACTGATCACTGATCACTGATCACTGAACTCAAAGGAGAGTGGCGATGCCGATCTATGAATACCGATGCGTGGAGTGCGGGACCCGGGACGAGCGCGTGGCCGGGCTGGACGACGCCACCGCCCTCTGCGTCGCCTGCAGCGCCCTGATGCTGCGGCTGGACGAGGATATCTTCAAGCCCTATTTCGAGGAGGCGAGACATGGCGCGGAAAAGAGTTGAGAGCGGATTGAAGAGCTGGGAGGAGGCGGACGAGGCCTTGCGGAGCATCGGCACCTATGAGCGGCTGATCGCCCGGCATGAGGCGGACCTGGGAGATGAGATCGCCTGCGCCACGTCCCGCACCCTGGATAAGACAAAACCCCTGACGGCTAAACGCAGCGCCCTGGCATTGCAGTTGGCGGCCTTCTGCGAGGATCACAAGGATGAAATGAAGGGCAAAAGCCGGGTCCTCAATTTCGGCACCGTGAGTTTCCGGCAATCGACCAAGATTGTCATTCGGAGCCTGGAAGGTTGCCTCCAATCGCTCAAGAACCTGGGATTATTTGCGTATTTCCGGGTGCAGGAAATACCCGACAAGGAGAAGCTGAAAGACCTGGATGACGCGACCCTGCTCCAGTTGGGCGTCCGTCGGCAGGTCAAGGATGTCTTCGGCTACGACGTCAACTGGGAAAAGATCAAGGAGGCGGCATAGGGGAAGTGATCAGTAATCAGTGGCCAGTGATCAGTAAAGGCAAAAGCAAAGTAAAGTAAACAGTTATCAGTGGCCAGTAATCAGTAAAAGCAAAGCAAAAACCAAGGCAAAGTCAAAAGAGCAAAAACTGATTACTGATTACTGATTACTGATTACTGCTTACTGAAAAAAGGAGGGAGATCGCATGAGCCAAGAAGAGCCAGAGCCGAAAGAAAAGCCGCTTCAACTGGGCCCCGACGGCCTGCCGGCGCCGGAGGACAGGGGGGCCACCCTCACCGTCGTCGTGGACAAGCAGGGGGGATATTACCTGAATTATCCCATTCCCCTCCACATTTCCCTGGAAATGTTGGCCCACGCCCAGGCGCTCTTTGCCGGCATGATCCGGCAGGAGTGGGAAGCGGCCCAGGCGGCGCAGGCGCAGCGGCGCATCATCGTGCCGTCCCTGCTGGACCCGAAATATCAGCGGAGGCAATGAAGACAGTTATCAGTAATCAGTTGCCAGTAATCAGTAAAAGCAAAGGCAACGGAAAACCACTGGTTACTGATCACTGATCACTGATCACTGATCACTGATCACGGGTAACTAAAAATGAAAACCGAAAACGGGAAACGGCCACTAAGCCGCCCCCAGCAGGTGAAGATCCAGGTGCTGCGCCGGCAGCTCTTCGGGGACGATGACGGGGCCTACCGGGAGATGCTGGGGGGATTCCGGGTCAAGAGCAGCTCGGAGCTGACCTTCGCCAGGGCGGTGATGGTGATCGAGCACCTGGAGGAGTGCCTGGGGAAGTCATCAGTGGCCAGTGGCCAGTTATCAGTAAAGTCAAAGGCAAAGGCAAGGAAGGGGCGGCCCACGGCGGAGCAGCTCGCTGAGATCCGCAGGCGCTGGGATCTTCTCAGCGTGGCCGCGCCCCAGGAGCGCGAGGGCAACCTGCGGCGATTCCTGCGGCGGCGCTTCCACGCGGCCGCGCCGGAATGGCTCACCCTGGAGCAGGCCCAGAAGGTGCTGAACGGGCTGAAGGCCATGGCGGAAAGGAAAGTGATCAGTAATCAGTAATCAGTTTTGGCCTTTACTGGTCACTGGTTACTGATCACTGATTACTGGCCACTGATCACTGATAACTGGGCACTGGCCACTGATCACCGATCACTTAAAACGGAGGATGCGATGAAAACCGGACAGGATATCCTAACAGTGGCCCGGCCCCACGCCGAGGCCAACGACACCTACGTCTTCGGGGCCCTGACGCCCGTCAACCACACCGGCCCCGGGCCCTGGGACTGCAGCAAGTTCGTCTCGGCCATGGTCTACCAGGGCGGCGGCGTCATCTACGGCTGCGAGGACAACGCGGCAGATCCCGGCCGCTGCTACGGGGGCACCGTCTATTGGGAGCGGGACGTCCTGGCCAAAGGCATCATGATCAGCCCGGCCCTGGCCGCGGCCATCCCCGGGGCCGCGGTGCTGCGCTTCGTGCAGGGGGATGCCGAGCATCACATCGTGCTCTCGGACGGCAAAGGGGGCACCATCGAGGCGAACTGCACCCGCCTGGGCACGATTTTCAGCACCCTGCACGGGCGGCGCTGGTCCACCGGCATCCTGGTGCCCGGGGTCGATTACGGGCCGCGGCCCCAGTCTCTCCCATTGGCGCCCCCGGCCGGCGGGGTCTGGCGTCTCGGGCCCTCCCTGATGCGGGGGAAGGAGGTCTTTGATATCCAGTGCCGCCTGAAGAACTTGGGCTACCTGCCCACCGGCAAGACCGATTGGGTCTACGGCCCCGAGACCGCGGCCGCGGTGGCGGACTTCCAGAAGGGGCACGGCGGCCTGGTGGTGGACGGCGAGTGCGGCCCCGCCACCCTGGCGGCCCTGGAGATCCAGGTTTGATGGCGGCGGCGCTGCTGTATGCCATGCTGAGCATCCAGGGGGCGGTGCAGCCAGTAATCAGTAATCAGTGGCCAGTGATCAGTGAGGGACCAGTGATCAGTAATCAGTGGCCAGTGATCAGTAAAAGCAAAGGCACGGGGAAACCACTGATTACTGATAACTGTTTACTGATTACTGCTACGATAACCGCTTACTGCCTGGCGGGGAATAAGACCACCAGCGGCAAGAGGGTGTACGTCGGCTGCCTGGCGCTCTCCCGGCCCCTGGCCCGGCAGCTGGGACTCAAGTGCGGCCGAGGGACCTATGATTATCGCTTCGGGACCCGCATCGTGGTGGAGGGCGTGGGCGTCTTCGTGTTCGACGACCTGATGCCCCCCCAATGGCGGCATCCCCGGGTCGACATCCACCGGGCGACGGTGAAGGAGTGCTGGGCCTTCGGGCTCAAAAGGGCCAGGGTCTGGGTGGTTAAAGGATAGTAATCAGTTATCAGTGGCCAGTAATCAGTAAAGGCAAAAGCAACGACAAAATCTCTTTAAACTGATTACTGATCACTGTTCACTGATTACTGTTCACTGATTACTTGCCTTGCAAGGGGGAAAACATGAGCAACTGGCATCCGGGAGTGGCGGCGGCGGGGCAGCAGGTGAGGTTATTGCGGACCGACCAGGCGGCGGCGCGGCTGAACTGCGACGAGAGCACCATCCGGCGTCTCTGCCGGGGGCAGCTTCTCCGGGGGATCAAGACGGGGCGCCGCAAGTGGCTGATCCCCGAGTCGGCCCTGCGGGATTATCTGGAGAGCCTCAACCAGGATAGTGACCAGTAATCAGTAATCAGTAATCAGTAATCAGTAATCAGTAATCAGTTTTTGCCTTTACTGATCACTGGCCACTGACCACTGGCCCCTGATCACTGGCCCCTCCGGGGCCATTTTTTTTGACCTGATGCAACTTTAACGGGCATAGCGGGTATAGCGGCCAACAAAGTTCTTGCATTTGTGCTTAAATAGATTGAAAAGACCCCTTTGGTCTCGCCCCGGGCGCCTGAAGCGCCTAACCGCCCCACCAGGCGTCCCGGGGATTTGCACGAATGAAAAGTGATCAGTAATCAGTAAACAGTAATCAGTTTTGGCCTTTACTGATCACTGGTTACTGATCACTGGCCACTGATCACTGGCCACTGATCACTGATTACTGGGAGATGGACATGGATCTGAGCGGCATCAAAGGCGATCTGAAAACGACGGTGATGGGGGGCGTGGCCATCGCCGCCACCGTGGCCCTGATTTTCAAGGCGATTGATCTCCAGACCTGGATGGCCGTCTGCGGCTTCGCCCTGGGCGGCGGCCTGGTGCTGACCAACAGCACCAAGGAAAGTAATCAGTAAACAGTAAACAGTAATCAGTTTTTGCCTTTACTGATCACTGATTACTGATTACTGATCACTGATTACTGATTACTGATTACTGATCACTGAAAAAGGTGGCATAAATGCCGCAGCGGCGCTCACCCTTTGCCGATATCCCGGCGGATAAGGAGAATGACGTCCGCTTTCTCCTGGAAAGGATCTATTACGCCCTGGCCGGGGACGACGACGCCTCCATCGCCGCACTCAAAGGCAGCCTCGATGAGCACCGGGCGAAGATCCTGAAATTGGAAAAAAAAGCCGAGGCCGAGGCGAATTGCCCCTGCATCAAGCGGCATGACGGCTCGAAGGAATGCGCCCTGTGGCGGTTGGAAAAGGATGTTCTGAGCAATAAGTGGCGCAATATCGGGATCTACACCGGCGTTTTTATCGTCGGCATGACGGCTTATTATCTGCTGACGCTGCTCATTTCCTACTGGAGATGCCATTGATGGAACAAGACCAGCTCCTGGCTATGGCCCAAAAAGGCGCTTTAGCCGCTAAAGAGTCGCGCTACCGAGAGCTATTGATCGAGATCTCGCTCAAGTGCGCCACCCTGCAGCGGGCTTCGATCATGCTGCTGCCCGGCGCCCTGGACGACATCAAGGAGGACGAGATCCTGCTGTCGGCCAAGACCCTCGTCGATCTGCTGGCGGAGGCCCGGCCGCTCCGGGCCGAGCTGAAAAAAGTGGGCGTCTATGTCTGGTGAGAAGGAAGCGGCCTGGTTCGCCGAGGCCGAGAACCTGTTCGTCCGCCAGAACCTGACGATCAAGGAGATCGCCGGGGCGCTGCCGCCCTGCGAGAACACGCTCTACAAATGGAAGATCAAGGGCGGCTGGGACGAAAAACGGCGGGCGCACCAAACGTCGCCCCGGGACCTGGCGGAGCTCATGCGGGCCAGCCTGCATGTCTACCTCAAACGCCTGGAGGCCAATGCCGAGGACGGCATCCTGGACAACGCCACCTTCGACGCCATCAACAAGGCGGTGGCGGCCATCAAGGGCGTGGAGCGCCAGGGGGCCGACATCAGGGTGATGGCGGTGGAGGTGATGCGGCGCTACACCGACTTCCTCAAGGGGGAGGAGATCTCGGCGGGCGAGCTGCAGATGCACAGCGAGCGCATCCGGGGCTGGTTCGCGAGTTTGGAGTAACCAGTAACCAGTAACCAGTAACCAGTAACCAGTGATCAGTAACCAGTAACCAGTGATCAGTAACCAGTAACCAGTAACCAGTGATCAGTAAAGGCACAAACGAAGGCAACGCGGCCACTGATTACTGATAACTGATAACTGATAACTATTAACCCAACTGGAGGAAATGAAAATGGCGACACAGAATGTTCTTTCTACAATGTTGGCCCCTTTTGCTTCTATTCTGACATGTCTAAAAACCCTGTCAGATGAGGCTGAGTCAAACTCTGCTATATTTGCTCAAGTGGCCACAATGGTAATGGCGGTGTTGGGTTTTAACCTTGCAGCAGCCCAGGTCAATATCTTACTGCCGGCTATGAAGGCATCTGATGACCTGATTGATCTATTGGCTGCCCTGGCCAATAACCAACCAGTCACTGCGGCGCAAGTACAAGCTGCTCTCACCGATCTGGGCGCTGCTTGCCCTCTTCTGGCGCCTATACTGTCTAACCCCCAGGCAGTGGCCTTTATCAACAATCTGGTGGTCCAGGGTTAGCGGTCTATGAGGATTATTTGAAAAGATAGTAATCAGTAATCAGTAATCAGTTTTGGCCTTTACTGATCACTGATTACTGATTACTGATAACTGGGATCAAAATGGAAGCCCGATGAGCAAAACCATCAAGCTCGCCCTCATCTATACTCTATCCTACCTCGGCCTGATCGGGCTGCTGGTGACGCTGCACTTCGGCTGGCGGGCCTCCTGGCCCATAGACCGGTACGCCGGGAAACTCCTTCCTGCTTATCTGGCGCAGATGGTCCACTAGGCCGCCGACCCTACTTATTACATCAACGCCGACACCGGCAACGATTCAAACACTTCCACCCAGGCCCAGAGCCAGTCAACTCCCTGGAAGACCGGCCCCCAAATTGCGCCTTCGGCTGGTGATTCGGTCCTCTACGCTTGCGGCACGACGGGGCTTTATCCTGGACAGGGCGCAAGTGTAGAGTATATCAACGGCACTGCGGGCCTTCCCATTACCTTTGGCAGTTACGGCACCGGCACACAACCCACCTTTACTACTTCAATGGTAATTACCAATTCCGGATGGACCAGTTTGGGGGGTGGCATCTATTCTCTTGCTATTGGCAGTCAGTCACCCCCCGGCGTAGCTGGTGGAGGATGGGTAACTAACGTCAGCTGTATGGTCTTGGAGGACAGATTATTAATTGCGGCGGCTACTGACGACACCCTGGCGACAGCCGCCAATAGCTCTACGGCGACTCCCCGTTGGTTCTATAACGGCTCAGGAACTCTTTATTACAAACCGACTACTGGTACTCCGATTAATCACGAGATTCGCATTAACGGGGTTGGGGCCGATGATTGTTTTCCACTCTACAATGGAGGCCCAGGTAACCCGATAAACTATTTTAACTTTCAGAACCTGGCTTTCTTTGGGTCAGGCTACGCTTTTAATTCCACAGGAGGTGGGGGCTGCAATTATATTAATTTCCAAGGTTGTAATTTCAATAATCTCGGAGTCGGGATTTATTTATATGCTCATGGCCAGGGCATAGCCATAACTGCTGTCGGATTAACCACTTATACGATAACCGTAAATGGGATTGCCTGTTCCTATACTTCCGGGGCACTTGACAGTGCACAGACAATAAGCACCGCACTGCTGGCGGCGATTAACGGTAGTTCTCAGGCTAATGTTGTTTGGGCCATGCAGGAGGCCGCATCAACTCCACCCTATACTTTGGCCATAATTGGCAGAACAACCCCTGCAACTGTAACGCTTAGTGCCCACCTTGCTTTTGTTCAAGCGGCTGTTCCCAATACCCATGTTAGCATAACCGGTAGCACCTGGAATTATTGTGCCGATAATATCTACTTTGCAGGTCAAGATGACAACAACAATGGTGAGGGGTCTAATCTGTGGTGCTCAGTTATCGGCTGCAAGTTTCTCCATACAAATCAGATACCAGGCGGCGGTGGCGGGGCTACCGGCTTTGACTCCGACGGGATATCCTGCCAGAATATGCAGAACGCCTTGATCCAGGGCAATGAAATCTCCGGCATGGTTAGTGGCTGCGGGATTGATTTATGGACTGGAGGTAATTTTCCGGCCACCGGCAATACAGTAAATAGAAACTATATCCATGACCTTACCGGCCCAAGTGGGGCAGCAATAGCGGCGGGCGGCGGCGGTTCCAACCTGAACAGTTATCAATTTACTTATAACCTCCTGGTTAATTGCCCCGGCGGGGCCTTCAATCTTCATGCCAGCCAATGGTCAACTACTCCCAGCGTGGTTGAAAATAACACGGCAGTAAATTGCGCTGGGGGTGCTTACTGGAATGGCGGAGATTATTTCACCGTCAAGAATAATATCTTCCTGGATTGCGGCCCCTATCCCCTGAACATGTCCTCCACCATCGGCCACAACGTCTCCGACTATAACGATATTTACCCAGTGCTGGCGAACGTCTGCCAATATAACAACTCCCCCTGCACCTTCGCAAGTTGGCAAGGGCAAGGTCTGGATACTCATTCTCTGACTACGTATCCCGAATTTGTCGGATATACTCCTTTAACATTATCTGGCTGGTCATTAACTGCGGGTTCCGGAAGTGCAACTATCGGCCAAAACTCTGCCAGCTATGGGAATGGCACCGCAAATACCTATTCTGGGGAGACTGACACAGAGTTAAGGGAAAATGACCCAGCTTATTCTTATAGTGGTAATAATAGTATCACTGTTGATGCGCCATCGGCGGGTAACTGGTGGAATGGGTTGATAAAATTTACGGGGATAAGCAACTTGTCCGGCAAGACCATAACATCGGCAACACTTTACCTAAATGCGGTGCAGGCTGGCAGCACGGATACAATAACGGTAAAAAGGTGTCTGGACAATTGGACTTCCAGTGCTACTTGGAATACTTACAATGGCACTAATAGCTGGACTACTGGTGGAGCTATGGGTAGTGGGACTGATGAATCTGCATCCACTACTTGCACATTAAGCAATGGCGGATCTGGTGTTATATATTCTGGCGGTGGTTCCCAATTAGTAACTGATATTCAGAATATTATTAATTCCATCAATCCTAATTATGGGTGGGTTCTACAACACACAACAACCAATGATGGGGTTAGTCGGAGTTTTGCTGGCTGTCTTATGACTATCGGCAATGGATATTTTTGCCCCTACCTGAGTGTTACTTATTCCATTCAGTATTATTATACTTATCAGGTTGCATCTGCCTACTGTGATGCAATCACCGAGAATGGTGCAGTATTGACTGCCCAATCCTCCATCGCCAACGTCGAGGCCAACGCCGGTAGCTGGTACTGGGACGGCACTTACGTCTACATCCACGCCAGCGGCGGCAGCAACCCGGCCACCAACGGGAAGACTTATCAGGCGGTCAATGTGAATCCGGCCAGCGCCGCGAGCCTGAAAATAGCGCAGGCGTCTCCTTGCCGGAACGCCGGGACAAATGTGGGCCTGACTGCTGATTATCTTGGTTGGGCCGTTCCCTTTCCGCCCAGCGCTAACCCGGCGATAGGGGCTTATGAAAGCCCTGCCGGCGGGGGGAAAGGAGGACTGACCCTGGGCCTGGGGTTAAGCAACTGACCGATAATTGTAAAAGGAGATCGCCATGAAAAAAATAATTTCCATATTTGGCATTTTGTTCCTCTCTGCCTTTTTTTCTGCCGCCTGGGCGGCCAATGCCACGACCATCTCCACCGGCGGCCTCTATATCAGCATAATTTTAGACGGCTCCACTGATTGGAACGGCATGGCTGACGGCAAGATGCCCAACGGCGCCGGCCTGGTCGCCATCAAGTTTTTCCCCAGCGCGGTCAACGACGTTTTAGTGGTCCGGAATTATTCACCTACCGGCCCGGAAATATTTCACGGCAAGGATATCCTGGGCGGGGGGCTGGCCGACAGCGGCTTTCACGGCCGCGTCTGCTATCCCTATATCGCGGCCAGCGACTGCACCCTGGCCACCCCGGCCAATGCCCGGGTGATCATGATCTTCGACCAGATTACTAAATGAGAAAGTGATCAGTTATCAGTAAACAGTAATCAGTGGCCGCGTTGCCCTGGTTTTTGCCTTTACTGATTACTGATTACTGATCACTGATCACTGATATGGACGAACTGACCCTCAAAAAGAAGTTCACCAAGAAGGAGTTCCAGGCCCGGGCCGACGAGATCCTGGGGCGCCTGTTCCGGGAGGTCGCGGCCTTCGCCGACGTCTCCGAGGCCGCCAAACAGGCCCGCCGCGCCCGCAGCCGCACCGACCATTTCTATTTTTTCGAGACCTACCTGCCCCACTACTTCAACGAGCCCCCGGCCCCCTTCCACCACGACCTCATCGCCCAGGTGGACCGGCGCCCCGGCATAGGTGAGGTGGTGACCCCCGCGGTCACCGCGGCCCCCCGGGGGTTCGCCAAGTCCACCCTGGTGAGCTTCGGCTATTCCCTGCACCAGATCGTCCACAAGCTGCGCCATTTCATCATCCTGGGCTCCGACACCGAGGACCTGGCCAGCGACCTCACCGGCTACCTCTACCTGGAGCTGCTCTACAACGAGCGGCTCAAGTGCGATTTCGGGGAGCTGGTGCGGGACAACTGGGCGGTGAACGACTTCGTCGCCCTGAACGGCGTCCGCCTCATGGCCCGGGGCCGGGGCCAGCGCCTGCGCGGCCTGAAGCACAAGCAGCACCGCCCCGACCTGGTCGTCCTGGACGACATGGAAAACGACCAGAACGTGCGCTCCCCCGAGCTGGTGCGCAAGCTCCTCGACTGGGTCACCGGCGCGGTCTACCCGGCCCTGGAGACCGACGGCAGCCTCTTGTGGATCGGCACCATCCTGGCCCGCAAATCGGCCCTCTACATCGCCATCCACTCCGAGGAGGAGCCTTACGCCAACTGGCGCCGCACCCTCTACCGGGCCATCCAGCCCGACGGCGCCGCCCTCTGGCCCGACAAGTTCCCCCTGGCCGTGCTCGCCAAACAGAAGGCGGCCATGGGGACGCTCGCCTTCAACCGGGAGAAGATGAACGCCCCGGTGAACGAAGGCGGGGTCTTCCAGGAGCAGTGGCTGCGCTACTATGACCCGATGGAACTCGCCGGCAAGGAGCTCGTCGTCTCCGGCTTCTTCGACCCCTCCATCAGCACCAACGAGAGCGCCGACTACAAGGCCATCCTCACCGTGGGCCTGGACTGCAAGGAGATGATCTACTACGTCCTGGACGCCTACATCCGCAAGAACAGCCTGGACGAGGCCCTGCGGGCCCTGTTCGTCCGCCACCAGGACTGGCGCTACTGGCTGCTGGGGATCGAAGACAACCTCTTCCAGCGGCTGCTGATGCGGGAGGTGGAGCAGATGGGCCGGGAGCGCCACATCACCCTGCCGTCCCGGGGCGTCACCCAGAAGGCCAACAAGGAGACCCGCATCTCGCGGCTCTCCTCCTGGGTGGAGCGGGGGCAGATCCGCTTCTGCCCGGGCCGGGGCGACCAGGACCTGCTCATCGAGCAGCTCCTCTATTTCCCCAGCAAGACGGTGCACGACGACGGCCCCGACGCCCTGGAGGGGGCGATCTCCCTCCTGGAGGGCGGCGCCGGCCAGGGCCTCTTCGATTATTACAAGACGGAATACGAGAAACTCCATCCGCCGCCGGGAATGCCGGAGGCGGAGGCGGAAGCCTGGGTGGCCCACGCCCAGGAGTCCAAGCAGCAGAAGGCCATGGCCGCGCTGGAAAGGGAACGGCTCGGGCTGAGCAGTAACCAGTAACCAGTAATCAGTAATCAGTAATCAGTAATCAGTAACCAGTAATCAGTTTTTGCTTTTACTGATCACTGGCCACTGATCACTGATCACTGGTTTACTGAAAGAGGGAGAGCCGATGGCTAAAAAGACAGTCACCAAAGAAGATCTGATCGAGATTATCGAGAAGGCTGTCGAGGAAAGGGAGGCGCTCCTGGAGCGCATCGCCGAACTGGAGGGCCAGAAGGACCCCACCCGGACGATTAAAGAACTCCGGAAAGAGGTGCTCCGTGAGCGGATCCAGGGGCTGGAGGCCCAGATCGAGCTGGGGCGCGTCCTCAAGGAGAAGGCGGAAGCGGAGCTGGCCGCCCTGGGAGAGTAAACAGTAAACAGTAATCAGTAAACAGTAATCAGTTTCCACTTTTTGGGTTTTTTGCTTTTTGTTTTTGCTTTTACTGATTACTGGCCACTGATTACTGGCCACTGATTACTGGCCACTGATTACTGATCACTGACCACTGACCACTGACCACTATGGAACGCGACTCCGATACCGGCATCCTGAAAAGGGCCCAGGCCCTGCGGACGCCCATCGACCCGGCCTTCGCCGACCTGGCGGCCGGCGGCATGCGCACCCTGCCGGCGCCCCAGCAGTCCGAGGACTGGTTCGGGCCGTCCGTGCCCATCCAGCCCCAGGCGCCCCCTGAGGCCGCGGCCCGGGCCTACGATTTCCCGGTGGGCTACAACCTCACCATCCAGCCCCGGGCCGGCTACCTCCCCTTCGAGCTGCTGCGCAACCTGGCGGAATCCCACGACATCACCCGGCTGTGCATCGAGACCCGCAAGGACCAGCTCGTCAAGCTCAAGACGAGCATAAGGGGCAAGGAGGGCGCCGACGTGGCCCCGGACGACAAGCGGGTCCAGGAGATCGAGGCCTTTCTGCGCTTCCCCGACCGGCTCCATTCCTGGCAGGCCTGGCTCAGGATGCTCATGGAAGATGTTTTTGTCATCGACGCCCCGGCCATCTACCCCCGCCAGAACCTGAACGACAAGCTCTACGCCCTGGAGATCGTGGACGGCGCCACCATCAAGCTGGTGATCGACGGCAACGGGCGCACCCCGGTGCCCCCGGCCCCGGCCTACCAGCAGATCATCCACGGCATCCCGGCCACCGAATACACCGCCGAGGAGCTGGTCTACGTCCCCCGCAACCCCCGCTCCTGGAGGCTCTACGGCTACTCCCCGGTGGAGCAGACCATCATGATCGTCAACATCGCCCTGCGGCGCCAGCTCTTCCAGCTCAACTTCTACATGGAGGGCAGCATCCCCGAGGGCTTCGCCGAGTGCCCCCAGGAATGGTCGGCGGCGCAGATCGGGGAGTTCCAGGGCTACTGGGACGCCCTCTTGAGCGGCAACCTGGCCATGCGCCGGCGGATGATCTTCGTGCCCTCCGGCGCCAAGCCCCTGTTCCCCAAGCTGGAGGGCCTCAAGGACGAGTTCGACGAATGGCTGGCCCGGGTGGTCTGCTACTGCCACTCTCTCCCTCCGACCCCCTTCGTGCGCCAGATGAACCGGGCGGTGGCCCAGTCGGTCCAGCAGACCGCCCTGGAGGAGGGCCTGCAGCCCCTGATGCAGTGGATCAAGGACCTGATGGATTACATCATCTGGCGCTACTGGGGATTCTACGACCTGGAGTTCGCCTGGCAGGAGGAAGAGTCGGTGGCCCCGGACGTCCAGGCCACGATCGACGCCTCGGACGTGGCCGCGGGCATCGTCACGCGCCGGGAGATACGCACCAAGCGGGGCCTGGACGACGACGGCATCCCCAATTTCATCATCATCCCCGGCATCGGGCCGGTGCTGCTGGACGACATCGGCAAGGAGCAGCCGGAGCCGGGAGGACCGGACGCGGCCAGTGACCAGTTGCCAGTGGCCAGTAAAGACAAAGACAAAGAAAAAGGCAAAGGCAAAGAAGCGGAAGTGGCCAGTGACCAGTTGCCAGTGGCCAGTAAAGACAAAGACAAAGAAAAAGGCAAAGGCGAAGAACCGGAAGTGGCCAGTAAAGACAAAAGCAAAAAACTGGATAAGGCCGCTAAAAAAAAAATGAAGATCGAGCCCATAGATAGAGACCGGCCGCCCATGGCCCAGGCCCGGGCCGACATCAAGAAGCTGTTTCAAAAGGCTTTCGAGGCCGATCTGCCGGCCGCGGCGGCCAGCCTCGCCAAAGGTCTGGGGCTGAAGAAAGTTATCAGTGATCAGTGGCCAGTGGCCAGTAAAAAAGGCCAAGGCGGCGAAAAATCACTGATTACTGATCACCGGTTACTGAAAACTGACGATGATGAAAAGATCGATAAGCTCCTGGCCGACCTGGACCTGGCCGGCATCGCCGCCACCCGCAAGGAGGTTGCCGCCATCCTGGCCCAGGCGGCCCAAAACGGCGGCCTGGCGGCCTTTGTCCAGCTCGACTTCGAGGACTCCGCCATCACCAGCCAGGTCAACAAGCTGGCGGTGGAGTGGGCCGAAAACCGGGCCGCGGAGCTGGTGACCAAGATCGAGGAGTCGACCCGTGATTACCTGCGGGCCGACGTCACCCAGGCGGTCCAGGAGGGCTGGAGCACCGCCCGGCTGAGCGGCGTCCTCCAGGATAATTTCGGCTTTTCGGCAGGGCGCTGCGACATGATCGCCCGCACCGAGATCGCCAAGGCCGACGTGCAGGGCAACATGATGGCCTACAGGGCCAGCGGCCTGGTGAGCGGCAAGAAGTGGATCCTGGGCTCGGAGCACCCCCAGGACGACGAGTGCAACGGCAACGCCGACGAGGGCGTGATCCCCCTGGACCAGGACTTTTCCTCCGGGGACGACGCACCCCCGGCGCACCCCAACTGCGAGTGCGACGTGATCCCGGAGCTGGGAGAGAAAGAGTAATCAGTAAACAGTAAACAGTAATCAGTAAAGGCAAAAGCAAAAGAAAGTTTTCAGTTATCAGTGGCCAGTAATCAGAGGCCAGTGGTCAGTGGCCAGTGATCAGTAAAGGCAAAAACAAAAACAAAAACTGGTTACTGGTTACTGATTACTGATTACTGATTACTGATTACTGATTACTAATCATTGATCACTTAAAAAAGGAGAAAGAAGATGAAAAGACTTGCCGCTTTATTTTGCCTTATTCTGGTCCTGCTGCTGGCGGCTTCCCAGGCAATGGCGCAAACCACCACCGTGGTCCTCAAGGCCCCGGCCGGCGTCACCCAGTTCATCGGCCCCGACGGCAGCGTGGTCACCCCGGACGCCAACGGGCACGTGACCGCCCTCCTGACCCAGGAGCAATATTTTGCCGCCGCCGGCTTCCAGGAATATACCACCTACATGCTCCAGCAGGCGGCCATGAACCAGATGGTCTTCGTGATCTCCCCGGCCACCCTGACCACGGGCCACGGCTCCGCGGCCAACCGCACCGTGACCGTCACCCTGAAGAACGCCGCCGGGGAAGTCCACACCTGGTACAACCGGGCCGTGACCTCCGGGGTTTCCATCGCCGTGGCCCACACCGGCGGGGGGACCGGCACCGCCACCATCGTCTCCACCACCCTGACCTTCGTCAACGGGGTGGCG